CGCCGGAGCCTGTGCCGCGGGGGCCGTCTCCGGCGCGGGGATCTCCGCGTTGGTCGGCTTCCCCTTGGACTTCGAGGTCTTCCCCTTCGGCGTCGCCGCGGGGCGCTCCGTCAACCGGAAGAACGCCGGGCCCGAGATCGCGGCATAGCCAGTCGCGACCAGGGCCACCTTGGTCAGGGACCGGTAGTGCGTCCCCTCGTACTCGAACCCGTCCGCGAGGACCTTCACGCGGACGTCCTTCCCCTTGTAGGGCCGGACGATCGTGGTCCCGACCGCGGGGAGCCGAGGGTCGCGCGCGCGCGTGCGCGTCTCCTTCGGGGCGTCCGCCGACGCAGCGGACTTCGGGGCCTTGCGGGGCGCGCCCTTCGAGGGCTTGCCCGCGTTCTTCGTCTGCTTCTTGCTGTGCTTCATGTGAGCACCTCCTTGCTCGGGACCTTCGCTCCACGTCCGGGAACATCCAGGTGTCCCCGCCGCGAAAGTGACGCGGCGCTTGGCGTCCGCCGACGCGCGCCGATTGGACTTGCATCGTGCGGTGTCCATGCCTTGCATCACGCTGCGTCTCCGGCGGTCCAGATCTCGAAGTCCTGGCTCGTCCGGTAGAGCGCCGTCTCCGTGTCGAAGTCCCAGCGCTCGGAGAGCAGGAACGCGCCCTCGACGCTGAGACCGGCCGCGGCGCCGACGTGGCCCACGAGCGCCGCCTTCACGGCGAGTCCGAGAGCGGTCGCCTCGGCGCGGGTCTTCGCCCAGGAGTCCACCTGCACGCGGCGCGAGGAGGTGCCCGTCGGACCGTCGAGCGCGAGGTCGTCGTCGCCCGCGACCTCGGTGAAGACGACGGCGGGGACCACGCCCGCCTGCGGCAGGACCTCCGTGTAGACACGGTCCCCGGCGCGCGCGGCGACGCCAGCGTCCGCCGTGAGGAGCATGCGGAGGTACTGGCCGAGCGTCACGAGAGGAAGGCTTTCTGCGCGGACTTCGAGAGCTTCCCGCTCTCGGCCTGCTTCGCGAGCCGCTTCGCCGCAGCCGAGAGCGACTTCCAGAGCTCCTCGCCGACGAGCTGCGCCGCCTCCTCCTTGTTGACCTCGAAGGCGGGCGTGAGGAAGCGGTCGGGCGCCTGGCGGGCGGTCCCGAACTCGACGAACTTCATGTACCAGTGCCGGGCGTCCGGGCCGACGACGACCGATGCCTCGTTCGGCGACGTCGCCTTCACGGCACGCGCCGCGATCGAGTCCGCGCCGTGCCCCATTGCGGCGGACTCGCCGCTCTTCCTCTGCTTCATCGAGCCGCGCCGGCGCGGGTCCTTCCCGCGGCGCGCCTTCGCGCGGGCGTCGCGGACCATCGGACGCGCGGCCTTCTTCAGCGCCGCGAGGACGACGGCGCGCCGCAGCGCCTGCGGGAGTTCCGCGAGCGCGGCGTCGAGTTCCCGGAAGCCGACGACCTGGACGTCCACGGCTACTCCTTCGTCTCCACCCGGGCGCGGCCCAGGACGAGGAGCGCCTCGCGGCGACCGTCCCCGGCGACCGAGACAACGTCGTAGGCGCGTCCCTCGTGGACGACGCGGTGCAGCGGCGTGACGTCGTCGCGCCAGCGGATCGTGAAGCGGACCTCGCCCGTCGCGACCCACTGCTCCTGCCCGAACCCTTCGCGGCCACCGAGCGGCTCGACGCGCGCCCAGACCGTGGCGAGGGGCAGCCAGCGGACGACGCTCTGACCCGAGGCGTCCGTCTCCTCGAAGCGCCGCTCGAGGCGGACGCGCCGGTCGAGCAGTCCCGCGCGGATCGTCATGCCGCGAACCGCAGGACCCGGTAGGGGCCGAGGAGCCACGTCGCGGTCTGCGGCACATCCTGCATCGCGACCGGCGCGACCGTCTCGCGGTTCGCGTAGAGCGTGCCGACGAGGAGCAGCACCGCGCGGCGGATCGCCTCGGGCACGTCCCCGGGCGCCCCGTACCCGCAGGTGAACTCGACCGCGACGGCGTCGGGCTCCTCGGCGGCGCTCGGCCACGCCTTCCCGCGGGCGGGAACGACCTCGCCCGGCGTCTCGGCGGTGCGGACGAGGTACGCTGCGGGGTCGAGCGTCTGGAGGCTGCCCCCGCCATCTATATAGGTGAGGCTCTCGACCGACCGGAGCGGCGGATGGGGGACGAGGAGGGCGCCCGCCGGGAACGCGTCCCAGGTCGCCCTCCAGCGCTGCTCGATGAACCGCCTGCGGCAGTAGGCCTCGGCCTGGAGGGTCGCCGCCTCGACGAGCGCCTCGACGAGCGCGGATTCCTCGGGGTTCTCGGCACGCAGGTGGACCTGCGCCTCCTCGAGCGCAACAAGGGGTGCCAAGGGCGGCGCGAGCAGGTTCAGTCCCACGACGCCCTCCCCCGGCTACGGCACGTACCGGCGGTCGCCGCGGACGACGTACGCTGCGCCGAGCTTCGCGTTCTCGTCGATCCCGAGCACGGCCGTGACGTGCGTGTAGCCGTTCTTGTGGTCGAGCTCGTCCGAGCGCTTCTCGATCTCGACGTCGAGGGGCGGGTTACCGCCCGCACCCGCGAACGTCACCGGCGCGCCGAGGTCCTTCGCGCCCGTCCCGGCGGCGTCCTTCGCCTGGCGGAGCTGCACGGTGAGCACCTTGGCCGCCGTGACCGCGCCAGCCTTCGCGAGCACCGTGAAGCGCCCGGCGTCGGACACGTCGATCCACGCGCCCGTCACGTCCGCCGTGCCGACGTCCTGCGGCGGGACGATGCAGTCGAAGGCGAGCGCCTCGGTCAGCTTCCTCGTCATGGGGGTTCTCCTCGGTCAGGCGGGGGCGAGCGGGTCCGCGGACTACGGAACGTCGAGCGCGACGAACGGGCTGTAGAGCTCCCCGTCCTCCTGCTTGATCGCGCCGTCGAGCCACGGGCCGCCATCGACCGTCTTGAAGGCCTTCACGACCGTCTTGTTCTGCTTGAAGAGCGCGTGCTCGGACGCGGCGATCGTGACGTCCACGCCGTCCTTGATGACGTAGTAGGTGGGGACGAGGAGGAGCACGTCGCCGAGCGTGCCGAGCGCGGGGCTCCGGTAGTTCCGGACGACCGGCCGGCCGAGCAGCGTCGAGGGCGAGCCGCCGCGCGCGTCCTCCTGCCAGATGAGGTGGCCGGCCGTGTCCTCCATCTGGCGGAGCTTCGGGATGACGCGCGGGTTGACGACCCAGATCGCCTCGCCGTCCTCGAGGAGCTTCTCCTCCAGAGCGACGAGGTCGGCGTAGGTGACGTTGTTCGCCTGCGCGCGCGCAACCTTGAGGAGCGCCTTCGAGGCGAGGACGCCGAGCGGGCGGCCGACGCCCGGCCCGCGGAAGAACTCCTTGTCCTCGGCCGCGATCAGCGCGCCGCGGAGCATCCGCTCGATGAGCGCGTTCGCGGAGCGCCAGTTCCGGAGCAGCTTGTCGGTCACGACGATGTGCGCCGCGACCTCCTTGGGCGTCCAGCGCGTCTCCTTGAGCTTGCCCTGCGTCTCGGGCTTCTCGCCGCCCTCGCTGATCCAGTCCACCTCGACGCCGCCGTAGAGGTTGCCGGTCGTGCCCTGGTTCAGGGAGGGCAGCACGAGATCCGCGTCCGGCGACTCGCCCGCGGGGACGACCGTCGCGCGCGGACGCATGATCGCCTCCTGCGGCGCGACCTCCTTCAGCGTCGGGTTGATCTCGTCGGGGATCGCGAGGCCGCCCGACTCGCCGGTGCCCATCTCCATGAGCGCCTGGATGCGGGAGTCCTCGGGCTTGAACCGCGCGCAGAAGACGAGCTCGCCGACGCACGTGAAGCCGGGGTTCTCGACCGGCTTGCGGATCGCGGCGATGCCGGAGGTCGCCTTCTTCGGGTCCGCGTCCGGCCGCGGCTTCGCGGGCACGGGGTCGAGCCGGGAGAGGACCGCCTCCTCGGACTCCACGAACTCCATCCGCTCGATCTGCCCGGCGAGCGACTCGGTCTGCGCCTTCATGTCGTTGAAGGACTTGAGCTCCTCGGGCGTGAGGTCGGTGCGCGGCGCGAGCGGGCCGAGCTTCGCGACGAGCTCCTTGCGCGCGCGCTTGAGTTCCAGGACCTTGCTCATGATCGGGCCTCCGGGTCGTGACGTCGGACTGCGTGCGAGGATCGAACTGGCGCGGACTCGGTCAAGCCCGCGGGCTACGCCGACACGCGCAGCACGTCGACGACGCGCCGGCGTGCCGCCGCGGCCGCCTCGCGCTCGTCCTCGGCGCACGGACGCGTGACGCGCGGCGGCGCGATCTCGACGACGCGCGGGACGACGGTGGACGGCGCCAGCACCCCGTCCTTCGCCGCTGCGGCGAGCTGCGGCGGGACCTTCTGGAAGCGCGAGAGGCCGAAGACCTGCGCCTGCTTCTCCGGCCGGGAGATCGCGTCGGCGAAGCCCTCGGAGACCGCCTCCGCGGCGGTGAGCCACCACTCGCCGCCCGCGTCGGCGACCCTCTGCTCGAACGTCGCCGCGCGCCGTCCGGTGCGACGCGCGTAGGTCGCGAGCATCCCGGACCAGGCCTTGTCGAGGACGTCGGCCTGGCGGCGCATCTCGGCGATGAGCGTCCGGTCGCCCGCCATCGCGACCAGGGAGGCCGCCGACGCCGCGATACCGTCGATGTGCACCGTGACCCTCGCGGGGAACCGCACGAGCGCGCCGTACACCGCGATCGCCTCGAAAACGTCGCCGCCCGGGCTGTTGATGCGGACGTCGAGCGCCTCGACCGGGCCGAGCGCCGCGAGGTCCTCGACGACCTGCCGCGCGGGGATCCCGCCGAAGAGGTCCACGCCCAGCACGTCGTAGAGGTAGAGGGTGGCCGTCGCGGGGCCGGCCGCGAAGACCTCGTGCCCGTCCTTCTCCCCCGTGGGGATCGCGGCCCGGACCCTCTCGACGGCGTAGCCCTTCCCATCCTCGATCGGGGTCGTCATGCGGCCTCCTTCGTGGCGTCCGGCGCCGCGGGCGGCTGCGGCGCCGCTCCGTCGCGCGGCGGCTCGCCGGCGCGGGTCATATTGAGCGGCTGGAGGTAGACGTCGCCCTCGGGGCCGATGCCGTTCAGGTTCTCCAGGCGACGGATGTCGTTGACCGACCACCAGCCCCACTGACGGCCCTGCGCGTAGCCCGCCATGCGCGCCGCAAAGTCGCCGCGCAGCAGGCCCGCGACGTTGTGCTCCGCGAAGAAGCGCGCGCGTTCGGAGGGCAGGAGCAGGTCGCGCGCGATCGTCTGCTCGAACCGCACGAGCCACGGCCGCAGCGTGTAGACCACGAACTCCAGCGACGCCTGCTCCATGTTGGCGCGCGGTTGCGCCTGCGTGTCGTAGAGCATGTGGAGCGGAACGCGGAAGAGCCGTGCGATCTCCGCGACCTGGAACTTCTTCAGCTCGAGGAACTGCAGGTCCTCGAACGTCATCCCGACCTTCTCGAACTTCGCGCCCTGCTCCAGGATCACCGTCTTCCCGGCGTTGGTGACGCCCGCGTACGCGTCGTCCCACGACGACTTGAAGCGCTGGTACTCCGGGTCGTCCATCACCTGCGGGTGCGTGACGATCCCGGCGATGCGCGCGCCGTGCTTCAGCGCGGAGGCGGTGTTC